ACCCAATATTTATAACATATGGATATTACCAAATTTAAAAAAATCATCAAAGAATCAGTGAGAGAAGTAATTCAAGAAGAATTACGCGACATCTTACTAGAAGCCGTTAAGGCTCCTAAAACTGTAGTTACAGAAACAGTACATCCAAATACTTATGCCCAACCACACGTTTCACAACCTAAACAATTAAACGCGGCTGAACGTAGGGCAATGTTTGGGAACATATTAGAAGATATGCAGGGTGGAGGAATGGCTACATCAAATAACATCCCATTCACACCATCAGGCCCAATTGATCCAGTTAATGGTAAATTACCTGAGGGTGAATTAGGTTTGGATCAAATAATGGGATTAATGAATAAATAATGGCATTTGGAGCAAAGAAAATATTTCCTATTGACACCCAACCGGGAACAGCGGTTGGGGTGAATCTTCCATTTAACGCTGCGAATGTATTCCAATCGACATATACTACTAAAGAAGCGGTTAAGAATAATCTTATTAACTATTTCTTAACTAACACCGGTGAAATATATTTGAACCCATCATTTGGAGCTAATTTAAGGGCGTTCATATTTGAGCAAATTACGGAGGGAAATTTAGACGGTTTAAAACAAGACATACAATCTAAAATTGGGTTGTATTTCCCTAATGTTTTAGTGGTATCGTTGGAACTCACATCGTCTCCAGATTATAATGAGGTTACAATGACTTTAAAATACAACATAGTAGACACAGGTATATCAGATCAATTACAAATTAGCTTTCAATAATGGCCACCAATAATAATACAAAAAAGGACATAAAATATATAAACAAGGATTTTACCGAGTTAAGGGCCAGTCTAATAAACTACGCTCAAACATATTTTCCTACCACATACAATGACTTTAGTCCTACATCACCAGGCATGATGTTTATGGAAATGGCGGCGTATGTTGGTGATGTTTTATCTTTTTATCTCGATAATCAGTTTCAAGAAAATTTTTTACAGTACGCACGTCAAACCAATAATTTATTTGAGTTAGCCTATATGTTTGGGTACAAACCAAATGTAACACAGGTTGCGGTAACTGAAATCGATTTTTACCAACAATTGCCAGCCGCATTATCTGGAAGTACATATATACCTGACTATACTTATGCTTTATTTATACCTGCTAATTCAACAGTATCTTCTACATTAACTAATGTATCGACGACATTCTTAATTGAGGACCCAGTAGATTTTTCAGTGTCGTCATCACAAGATCCAACTGAAGTAACAGTGTATTCAGTATCAGGTGGTAGTAACCCAACATATTATCTACTTAAGAAGAAAAGGAAAGCTATATCAGCCACAATAAACACAACGTCATTTAGTTTTACTACTCCACAAAAATTTACTACTGTTGATTTAAATGACACTAACATAATAGGAGTATTGGATGTATTTGACACCAATAGTAATCAATGGTATGAAGTAGATCATTTAGGACAAGAGATGGTGTATACATCGGTTAAGAATACTAACCCCAATGATCCTAATTACTACTTAAATCAAGGTAACGCACCATATCTTCTTAAATTAGAGAAACAACAGCGTAGATTTGTGACTCGTTTCTTGAATTCAAATACACTACAGTTCCAATTCGGTGCTGGTACAGTAAATGATTCTGATGAATTAATAACACCAAATCCAAATAATGTAGGTATAGGTTTACCATTTGAACAAACTAAATTAACCACCGCGTATTCACCATCTAATTTCTTATTTACTAAGACATATGGTATTGCCCCATCAAATACAACATTAACTGTAAGATATTTAACCGGCGGAGGAGTGACAGCTAATGTTAATGCTAATGTATTAAATAGATTAAATTCTACCCCAACATTCTTAAATTACACATTAGGTAACTCAACCACCGCTACTAGTATATTTAACTCATTAGTAGTGACTAATCCATTTGCTGCTGATGGAGGTGGAGATGGAGATACAATTGAAGAGATTAGACAAAATTCAATGGCTAATTTTGCGTCACAATTACGTAATGTGACCCAAGACGACTATTTAGTCAGAGCATTATCCATGCCAGCGAGATATGGAGTAATATCTAAAGCATATATTGAACCAACTAAACGTGATGCTTTATCTTCAGCCGGAGAATCTAATTCAGTATTAGATTTATACGTTTTAAGTTATAACGCAGACAAAACGTTACGTACAGCTACAAGTGCACTTAAATTAAATCTAACAACATACCTATCTCAATACAGAATGATTGGTGACGCCGTTAATATTAAGGATGGATTCATCGTTAATATAGGTGTAAATTTTGAGATAATAGTACTACCCAACTACAATAATAACGAGGTCTTAATCAAATGTATTGACGCTTTAAAGGTTTATTTTGCCATAGATAATTGGTCGATAAACCAACCCATCATATTGAGAGATTTATATGTATTATTAAGTAAAATACAGGGTGTACAAACTGTTAAAACTATTGACATAACGAATTTAGTTGGTGAGAATTTAGGGTATAGCCTATATGCGTACGACATAAAAGGAGCAACATCAGCAAATGTTGTATATCCATCACTTGATCCATCCATATTTGAAGTAAAATATCCAAACCAAGACATACAAGGTAAAGTAGTACCACTATAACATTAAACCATGGCAGTATATAAAATATTCCCGACCCAAGACGCTACATTATATTCTATGTTCCCTAGTATGAACACGGGATTAGATGAGATAATTGAGTCTACTCAAACACAAATAGCGACAGAGAATAATGGTAACCCACAGGTTAGTAGATTTCTTATCCAATTCTCGGCTGATGAGATTGACGATATAATACAGAACAAGATAGGTACAGGTTCTTTAATGAATACATCATCATGGGTAGCTAATTTAAATTGCTACATCGCTACCGAAACCGGTTTAGCTTTAACCACTCAAATAGATTGTTACCCAATATATGGAGCTTGGGGTATGGGTACAGGTAAATATCTAGATGAACCTGAAATATCTAATGGTACAAGTTGGATATGGTTAGATTATTCTGGGTCTACTAGGTGGTCTACTACGGGTTACCCATCATATGTTACAGGTTCATATAACACAACGTATGCTGTAGCGGGAGGAGGAACATGGTACACAGGATCTACTGTACCTTATTTTAATTCAAATACATACCCGATAACAGCATCACAAATATTTAGTTACTCCAGCGATAAAGACATTAACATGAATGTCTCTAACATTATACGAGCATGGTATACTGGAGCTATAGCGGATAATGGATTCATAGTTAAATTATCTAACGCTACAGAATTTGTAAATAATGTTAACATTCAACCGGAACTTAAATTCTTCTCAGTTGATACCCATACTATATACCCACCATGTCTGGAATTTAAATGGAGAGACTACACATGGAATACAGGTTCGTCAACACAAACTATTCTTAATACATTACCAGCAGTAGTGACATTAAATCAAAATCCTGGTTTCTTCTATAACGGAAGTGTGAATAGGTTTAGGGTAAACTCTAGGCCAGAATACCCACCACAGGTATGGGTCACGTCGTCATTATACACTCAAAATTACTATTTACCTACAGCTTCATATTGGGCCATTAAAGATCTAGACACTAATGAAATGGTGATAAACTTTGACACTCAATTTACTCAATTGAATGCAGACGCTAGTGGTAGTTACTTTGATCTAAATATGAACGGACTACAAACAGAACGATATTACACAGTATTAATTAAGACTACATTAGCTGGTTCGACGATAGTATATAATGACAATTACAGCTTTAAAATAATAAATGGGTGATGATTAAACTACTCGACATGCTAGAAAATAAAATATTAGTTCCACTTCGTTCTAAAGAGGAACGTTCTAAAAATTATCAAATTGCCCTCCAAAAACAAGTCCAACAGTATATGAAAGATGGGGGTAAGGGTGATCTTGATTTACGTGGTACCCCAATCACATCATTACCATCTGGTTTAAGTGTTGGAGGTTATCTTAGTTTATATAATACTCCAATCACATCACTACCACCTGATCTAAGTGTTGGAGGTAATCTTGATTTAATTTATTGTGAAAAGTTAACATCACTACCATCTGGTCTAAGTGTTGGAGGTAATCTTTATTTAAATAGTACTCCAATCACATCACTACCA